ATCGAAACCGATCAGCCGCACAAGCCCGAGGTGCTGTCGAGGTTCAAGGAGCAGTGGAACGACGCTCACCAGGGGCCGGACAAGGCATACAAGACCGTGGTCATGCCGTTCGGCTTCCATCGCAAACAAGTCGAAGTTCGCAACGATACGGCCCAGCTCATTGAGACCAGACGCTACCAGTGCGAGGAGGTGAGCCGAGCCTATCGCGTTCCAGGCCACCTGATCGGCGACCTGTCGAACGTGCGTTTTTCGACGGTGGAACAGTCGGCCATCGACTTCGTCACCTTCTCGCTGATTCCTTGGTGCCGGCGGTGGGAGATGGCCTGCCGCCGCGACCTCGTGGTCGACGACAAGCAGTATTTCTGCCAGTTCGACACCAACGCCCTGATGGTCGGCGACTACGCCGCGCGTTCGCAGTTCATTCGGGAGATGGCAAACCTCGGGGCACTCGATGTCGACGAGATCAGGGCGCAGATCGGCTACAACCCGCTGCCCGACGGCCTGGGCAAGAAGCGGTTCGTTCAGGTCAACATGCAACTGCTGGATGCCTTCACGCTCGACAACCCCACCGGCCAGAAGCCGCAGCCGGAGGCGACGCCCGCTCCCCCGAGCAATGTTGACGGGCCGCAGGAACCGCCGGCCACCGACGCCCCCGACGCCCGCCAGATCGCAGGAGCCGAAGTCCTGTTCAAGACCAGCCTCCGCAGGCTCGCCGCCGTCGAGGCAGATGGCGTCCTCGAGCGGCGAAACAAGCCCGAGAAGCTCGCCGCGTGGCTCGATCAGATGACCAATCGGATGCGGGAAGAGCTTCGCGAGTCGGCACAGGCTACCGGCCGAGACATCGACCAGTTTGTGGGAACGTGGATGGCCCGTTCGCGAGAACTCCTGCTTGAGTGTCATCGCAGCGGCCAGAAGTACGAATCTGTCACCGAGGACTGGTGCGACAAGCACCTGACGACCGATGCCGCAAGCACCTGAAGGCGTGATCGACGCCCTCCAAGCCTCCGTTCGGCTGCATCTGCTGGCGATTGAGAACTATCAGTCGCAGGCGGAGCATCTTGACCGCTGGGGCTACGGCAAGCTGGCCGCCGGCAGCCGCGCCGACGCCGAGGAGGAGCGGGGCCACCTGCACGAGGTGCAGTCCCGGCTCGAATACTACGACGTTCAGCCGACCTACGACCATGATCAGCCCGATTGGCCCAGGCACGACTACGAGGGCATCCTCGCGGCGAATCTTTCGCTGGAAACCGCCGCCGCGGAGACAGAGCGGGCCGGAGTGCAGGCGTGCCGGGCGGCAGGCGACGAGATTTCGGCTATTGCCGTCGCCAAGCTGCTTGAAGGCAGCGAAGAGGCGATCGCAAAAATCGAAGCAGTGCAGCGTGTGATCGAGCAGATCGGTCTGGATAACTACCTCGCGAATCAGGTGACGGCATGAGCAACGAGATTGAGCGGCGAACGACGGTTTCTGACGCGACGATCGAGTACCGCGACATGGGAAATGGCGAGAAGAAGCCCGTGATTTCGGGCTACGCCGCCGTCTTTAACGCCGAAAGTCGCAACCTGGGCGGCTTCATCGAGACGATTCATCCGAATGCGTTCGACGAAGTGCTCGCCGAGAACCCCGATGTCATCGGTGTGTTCAATCACGACCGCAACCTGCTCCTCGGCCGCACCGGAAACGGGTCGATGAAGCTCACGAAAGACCCGTATGGGCTTCGTTATGAGATCACGCCGAACGAAAACACCTCCATCGGTCGCGACGTGATCGAGTGGGTGAAGGACCGGACGGTTGTCGGCTCCAGTTTCGCCTTCGCGATCAAGCGAGACGGTGGCGATTCGTGGTCGACGGACAACCAGAGAGGCATTCGCAGGCGTGAAGTGCGTGCGATCGGCCTGCTCGAGGACGTTGGGCCTGTCGTTCGGCCCGCCTACGACTCATCGAGCGTGGTTGTGAGCCGCCGAGCCATCGAAATGGCCCTCGGCGAGTCGTTCAGGCCCATCCAGACGATGGCGAATGCGTCGAAACGAGGTCTGAAGCTGGCGCAGAGGCACGAAAACATCGATTCTCGCCTCCTCTGCATCGCCGAACGAGTCGCGAACCGCGAAATCGTCAGCGTCGAGGAGGTTTCGTACCTCTCCGGCGTCTACGAGCGGTGTTTGGCGGCGAAAGTGACGGGTTGGTCTGGCTCGCCGGCCTGGATCGAGTGGCAACTGGCCGGCGGCGACGCTGGCGAGAAGTGGGTGGATCGGCGTGCTGCCTCATCGTCCGATGAGGTAGCCCCGTCGGTGGACATCCCGGCTGAAACCGCCCCTGTTTCCGAGGAAAGAGCCGCCTCTGACGTGAATCTGACGCCCACCGCCGGCATGGCCGCCGCCGCGAAGCGTGGTTTGGCTCTGCACGAGGCTGGCCGGTCGGGCGACGGCCTCAAGCCGGAGACGGTGGCCCGTGCCGGCAAGATCGCGGCCCGCGAGGAACTGACGCCTGAGCACGTTCGCGAGATGCGGGCGTGGTTCCGGCGTCATAAGGTCGACAAGCGACCCGGTTGGAGCAAGGCCGGCGATGAAACCCCTGGCTACACCGCCTGGATGCTCTGGGGCGGCGATCCCGCGTGGCGGTGGAGTGAGGCCAAGGTCTCGCAGATGGAACGCGAGAGCGGCAAGCGTGACATCGGCGAAGACGGCGAGGCCATCAAGGAAGAGTACGGCGGCGTCCTGTCGGCCGCGAACCTCGCCCTGGCCGAGTCGTATGAGGGCATCGCCGAGGAGTATGGCCCCTGGAGCCAGAACGACGCTCACTACATGACTGAGAATCCCTTCGCCAAGGATGGCGTGAAGTGCAGCAACTGCGTCTTCTTCGAGAGCGAAGAGGGCCGGTGCTACATCGTTCAAGGTGCCATCGCGGCCGACGCCGTGTGCAAGCTGTGGATCATCCCCGAGGAGCGTATGAGCCAAGAAGAGAAGAAGCCGGAGCCTGCTCCGGTTGAAGAAAAGCCCGCCGAGGACATGCGTGCGGAGCAGGAAAGCGTCGACATCGCTGTGAAGCTTGCGAACCTGAAGGCGACAATCCTTCGGACTCAGTTGCACGGCGCACGTCAGGGTCAGTAGTCTACAGGTAGAGACATTGCTTCACGACGGATGTCGTGAGGGGCAGTGCGAGCGACTTGAGGATTCAAGCACGCGGCGCGCTAGCGGGATCACCCGCCGGCCGCCGCATTGTGCGATTGGCCGGCTCAAACCAAGGAGCAGGCCAAACATGGCATCGAATCTCAAGCGTCTTCAGGAACGTGCCGCGGCTGTCGCCGCGCGGATGACCGAGCTGTCCAGCATCGAGGACCGTTCGGCCGAGCAGACCAAGGAACTCATCTCGCTCGGCACCCAGGCCGACGACCTGAAGACCTCCCTCGACTTCGAGGAGCGGATCGCTGCCAAGGAAGCCGAACTGCGGGCCGTGGTCGAGAAGGCCGCCCCTGCCCCGGCTCCCGTGGCTGAAGTCGCCGCGAAGGTCGAGGAGAAGAAGGTCGAGATTCGCTCGATCCAGCCCCATCACACCAGCCTGCGGGCGTTCAACGATGGCCCCGAGGCCGTCGAGAGCGCGTACCGCTGCGGCCGGTGGCTGCGGGCTCACATCTTCAAGAACGCCGAAGACCTCCGGTGGTGCAAGGATCACGGCGTCGAGAACCGCGCGATGGGCGAGAACAGCAACGCTTCCGGCGGTGCCCTCGTCCCAGAGGAGTTCGCTTCTCGCGTGATCAGGTTGGTCGAAAATTTCGGAACCTTCGCAGCGAGCAACGTCGAGAAGGTGACGATGACCCGCGACACGATGATCATCCCGAAGCGTGTCACGGGCACCACGGCCTACTTCGTCGGCGAAGGCACCGCGGTGAGCGAGAGCGAGCCGACCTACTCGAACGTGCAGCTCATCGCGAAGAAGCTCGCGGTCGGCACTCGCATGTCGAGCGAGGTGGTGGAAGACGCCCTGGTGTCGATCGCTGACGCCGTGGCTACGGAGTTCGCCACGAGCTTGGCCTACAAGACCGACTTGGTCGGCTGGCTCGGCGCGGGCGACTCGGCTTCTGGCGGAATCTACGGCGTGGTGCCGAAGGTCAACGACGGCACGCACACCGCGGGCGTCGTGACTGCCGGTGCCGGTGCCACGGGCTTCGAGACCCTGACCGTGACCGACTTCATCAAGGTCATCGGCAAGATGCCGCTCTACGCCCGCCAGGGTGCAGCGTGGTACATCTCGCCGGCCGGCTTCGCGGCCTCGATGGCCCGCCTCCGCTACGCGGCTGGTGGTAACACCGTCGAGCAGGTCGGCGGCGGCGTGACCGAGCAGTTCATGGGATTTCCTGTGAACTACGTTCACGTCCTCGACGGCACGCTCGGTGCCGATCCCGGCAGGGTCAAGGTTCTCTTCGCGAACCTGGGTCTGTCCAGCATCTACGCCCGTCGCCGGGACTTCTCGGTGCGGATGTACGACCAAGTCTACGCCACGACCGACCAGCTCCTGCTCCAAGGCACGATGCGGTTCGACGTGGTTCATCACTCGCTCGGCGACAACACGACCGCCGGCCCCGTGGTTGCCCTCAAGTCCGCGGCGTCGTGAGCCTGACAAACCCCCTCTAGAAGGAGAACCCCAGAACCATGATCCATTCGCAGAACGACAAGGTTGTCGGCTCCGTCCCCGCGGCCGTCGGCACCAGCGCAGTGACCCTGACGATCGACACCCTCGGCTACGACTACGCCAGCGTGGCCGTGCTGCGGGCGAGCAACGCCTCGACGGCGTTCGCGAGCGTGCTGAAGGTCGAAGAGTCGGACGACAACGTGTCCTACTCGAACGTGTCGGGCCTCGTCGGCGGCACCGACTTCACGATCCCGGCTGTGGCCGATACGGCCGTGGCCTCCATCGTGAAGCTCGATGTCGACACCAAGGCGAAGAAGCGTTACCTCAAGGTCACGGCGACCCCCGCGGTCAGCGTGAACACGGTGGTGACGGCTCGCCTGTCGCGTGGCGAAGAGGCTCCGGTGACGGCGGCCGACGCTGGCGTCATCGGCTGGGTCAAGGGCTGATCCCGAACTGCGGGACGGCCATGATGGCCGACAAAGGCGCATGGATGCGCGCCCGCTCCATACAAGGAGCGATCCATGCTGTTGAGAGTCGGTAACGTCGAAGCGGAAATCAAAGTCGCGGCGGTGATGAGCACCCCGCGACTTGGATTCACCGACAACTTCTTCTGCGTCTCGTCGGCACTGGCCCCTCATGGCATCAGTCCCATCAAGGTGACGGGTGCCTTCTGGGGCCAGTGCCTCCAGCGGGCGATGGAGCAGGTCGTCGACACCCACGACGTGATCCTAACCATCGACTACGACACGGTCTTCAACGCGAAGACGGTCGAGGCCCTGCTGACTCTGCTCCTGCACTCTGGCTACGACGCCATCGCGCCGCTCCAGAGCAAGCGGGAGGCGAACGCGGTGATGTTCGCCCTCGCCGGCAACGACGTAGACGCGAAGACGACGGTGGACAGCGACTTCTTCAACAAGGTCGTGCAGCCCGTGGAGACGGCCCACTTCGGCCTGACGTTCCTGCGGACTGCCGGCCTCAAGAAGATGAAGAAGCCGTGGTTCCTCGCCAGGGCGAACGACCAGGGCGAGTGGACCGGCGGGCATACCGACGAGGACATCGCATTCTGGAAATCCTGGGCGGCCTGCGGGAACACGCTGGGGCTCGCCACGCATGTCAGCGTCGGCCACGCCGAGCTGATGGTGACATGGCCCTCGAGGACGGTCGAGGGCGGCAAGGTGCAGCAGCACACGACGGAATACTGGACGAACGGCCAAAAAGCGCCGGAAACCGCCTGGGGGCAGGTTCATTGAAAATCCGCGTACTCCAAAACTTTGACTGCTACGAAAAGGGGCAAGTCTTCGAGGACTGGGCGGCCGGAATGTGCGACATCCTCATCCGCCGCGGGCTGATCGAGGAGGTCGAGACGGCCGAGGCTGTGCCCGAGACCGTCGAGCGGGCGGAAGTGGCCGTGAAGCACACACCGAAGAAGAGGCGGTAAATGGACACGATTATCTTCGGCACGCCGCAGAAGCCGACGGCGACGATTACGCCGTTTCGCAGCCTGCGCCGCATCACGAACCCGGCCGTGGAGCCGGTCACCCTGTCGACGGCGAAGCAGCACTGCCGCGTCGACACCGAGACCGACGACCTCTACATCCAGGGGCTGATCGCCGTCGCGCGGCAGTACGTCGAGGATGTCCTTGATATCACGATCTGCACGACTGTGTGGGAGGTCAAGTACGACCTGTTTCCCGTCTGGGCGATCGTCCTGCCCCGCCTGCCGCTGTTGGACAGGGCGATCACGGTGACCTACCGAAACGGCGACGGCACCTACGGCACGCTCTATAGCGCGAACGGCGACTTCCAGATCGATGCGAGCGTGATGCCAGGGCGGGTTTACCCGCAGTGGGCCAGATCGTGGCCGGCGACTCGTGGCGACGAGAATTCGGTGACGGTGCGGTATTCGGCGGGCTACGGCGATGACGGGCTGGCCTGCCCTCCGGTCGTGAAGCATCTGATCTGCCTGCTCGTGGCCCACTGGTATGACACGAGACAGCCGGCGGTCACGGGGGCTCCTGTTTCTGTGCCGCAGACGTTCGAGACGCTCCTGGCCGCGGCCAGCATGGGGGTATACCGATGACCGTCAAGGCTCGCATCGACATCGACGCCGTCTACCACGACTCAGACAGCAACTCGCTGACAATCGGCGCGCTGTCCGAGCACATTGCCCCGTCGCTGACGACGGCCCAGACGATCAATGGCAGCGTCGGGACGGCTGCCGTGCAGATCGTCGGGTCTACGCCGCTCACGACGCTGGTGGTCAAGAACACGGGCTCGAGCGTCCTGCGGCTGGCCGGGAGCGTGGACGTGGCCGCGGGCCGCGTGGCCGTGCTGCCGGTCACGACGGCGATCACGGTTTCTGCGCCGTCCGGCACGGGTTCGTACACCGCCCTCTGGATGGGGTGAAAAGTGATCAATTCGGGCACGATGCGCGAGCGGGTCACGATTCAGGAGCCCGTGGAACAGCAGAGTTCCTTCGGCGAGACGACGCTCACCTGGGTGGACTTGGCTACGGTCTACGCCAGCATCATGGGCGTCAGGGCGAGCGACTACTTCGCCGCCCAGCAGGCCGGCGCGATCGTGACGCACCGCATCCGCATCAGGTTCTTCCCCGGCTTGAACCACCAGCACCGGCTCCTCTGGAGAGGCCGCGTGATGGAGATTTCCAGCGTCCTTGAGCGTGAGACCCGCTCGGTCCATGAGATACTGGCGAGGGAGGACGCGACATGATTACGCAGGGATACGGGACTCCAAGATCGATTGGCGGCAGCACCGGCAAGTCGCTGGCCGAGGGTTTCGTGTCGGTCAGGATGGAGGGCGTCCGCGAGATGGCGGAGAAGCTCCAAAGGCTCGGCGCAGAGGTCGGCGAGCCGAAGGCCCTCGAGCTGGCCGTCAGGACGGCCAGCGGCCACATCAAGCGAAGCTATCAGTCAAAAGTCGGCAACGTCACGGGGAACCTCGCGAGATCGACGAGGATCGAAACCAAGGTCTACGACGCGGCGACCGTGGCGATCGTGGGGCCGTACCAGTCTGGCACGGGGCGTAGCACTGACAGGCAGGCTTCGGGCAACCACGCTTGGCTCAAGGAATTCGGGTCCGGCCCGCGTAGGCCGGGGACAAAAGGGCGTCGCACCTACGTCAACGTCCACCAGATGATCAACGGCAAGATGCGACGGCACTCGTCAGCGAATGACCAGCAATTCGCCAATATGTCGAGAGGCTACTACTTCCTCATGGGTAGCCGAGACGAAGAGACACGACAGGCCCGCCAAGGCATCGGCTACCCCCATGATTTCGGCTACTCCAACGGCAAGCAGCATCCGATCACTCTCCACCCAGGCGACACCTACGCCCCCATGCCGGCCAGCCACGCGATGGAGCGATCTATCGCCGAAACCAAGGACGCCGTGCTGAACACGCTCAAGGCGGCCATCCAGAACTCGCTTGACAGGCTGTCGAAGTGATCATCTCGCCCGAAAAGCACGTTTTCCAGCGTCTGATCACCACCCCCGAGGTGGCGAGGATGGTCGGCTTTCAGGTCTACCCGATCGCGGTGCCGAAGAACGCCGTCCTGCCTTTCTGCGTCTACAAGCGAAACAACATTACCCGCGAAGCCCATCTCACGGGCCCGCTCTACCAGCCGGTCGTGCATCTCCAGATCGCCTCCTGGGCGCTCTATTACGACGTGGCGAGGGAACTCGCAGACGAGGTGCGTCTCGCTTTGGATGGCCGCACCGGCACCCTCGCGGGCGTTACAATAAGTGATATACGGCTCGTGTCGGAGACGGATGACTATCTAGACCCGGCAGCCGTGGGAGCCCAGCTCCCTCCCGCATACGAGGTTCGACAACTGTTTCAGATTCGGTGGTCAGAAGCTACCGAATAAGACTTTAGCGCAAGGAGGCGCAATATGGCCGGTGTTGCTGCGATGGGCGTGACGTTGACCTACGGCGCTCAGACCCTGACGATCACGAGCTTCAATGTCAACGACCAGATCGACAACGCCGACGGCTCGCACCTCGGCATTCCTCCTGGCGGCCGGCGGGAGTTCGTCCCCACGTTCGTGCAGCGGGAAATTTCCTGCGACTACATCGCCACGACGAACGTCACCGTGCAGTCGGCCGCGATCAGCATCGCCGGCCCGGTCACTTTCAGCGGCAATGCGACGCTCCAGTCCTCGACCGTGGGCGGAACTGTCGGTGACCTCGTCAAGGGCAGCGCGACTTGGCGGGTGGCGTAACGCCCGGGAGGTGACCCGACATGGCCGGAGTCACCGCGCACGGCGCGACGTTCTCGTTTCTGAACTTCAGCGGGAAGCTGGCCGGCATCTCGGTGGAGATGCCGGTTGCGGAGGTCACGAACATGACCTCCGCAACGTCCCCGCTCGGGAACTCGGTGATGGTGCCGACCGGAGAGTGGTCTGGCGGCACCATCACCGTGGATTTCCTGACCTCCAACGTCGACCCGCAGGCGCTTGTCAGAAAGGTCGGGAACCTCACGTTCCGCTCGAACGGATACAGCATCAGCCGGCGAGTGATCTGCGAATCCGCATCCATCGGCGCGCAGGCCGGCGAGCTGGTGCGCGGCTCGCTCAAGTTTTTGATGACTGATTATCAAGGCACATAGTCGGCAAGGATGCCGCCTTACACCGTTACTTGGAGCAGAAGAGACATGGCGCTTGACCGCAAAAGCATCCTGGCCGCAGACGACGTTCGTAAAGAGAAGGTCGCCGTCCCCGAGTGGAAGGGCGACGTGTTTCTCCGCGTTCTCACTGGCACTGATCGCGACAGGTTCGAGGAGAGTTACGCCGACCAGAAGATGAAGGCGTTCCGCATCCGCTTCCTCCTGCTGGCCCTGTGCGACGAAGACGGCGAGCGGCTCTTCAACGACGACGAGTCCGACATCCTCGGCAAGAAGTCGTCGGTGGTGATCAATCGCCTCTTTGAGGCCGGCTGGAAGCTGAACGCCTTCACCCAGGAGGCAGTGGATGCCCTGGGGGAAGATTCCGAGTCCGCCCAGAGCGGAGGTTCTACTTCCGCCTAGCGGCCACGCTGGGGATGAGCGTCAAGCGGCTGTTGCAGGAGGTCGACAGCGCGGAGATCGCCGAATGGTACGCATTCGATCAGAGGTGGCCGCTGCCTGACCCGTGGGGGCAAACGGCCAGACTGTGCAGGGTGATCATGGCGTCGTCTGGGAACTACAAGAAGCACGATCTCCCAGACGAAGCGGCGTTCATCCCGAGCGTGGTCAAGCCGGAGCAGACGAACGATCAGATCATGGCCGAGCTGGTGAAGTTGAACACGCCACTTCAGGGATGAATCGATGGCAAACGGCTACCTCGGCAAGATCAGCGCGGTCGTCTCGGCGAGCACGGGTGACTTTGACAGCAAGCTGGCGAAGTCGGCGAAGGAGGTCGCCAACTTCGCCAGCCGGGTGCAGGGCAACCTGACATCGGCGTCCAGTCAGGCCGCGAGGGCGCTCGAGGGCATCTACACGCCGCTCCAGAAGGTCGAGCGGTCGCTTCGGGCCGCCGAGTCGATGAAGCTCTCGTTCAAGGGCTTCAAGGGGCTCATCGGCGACGTGGACGCCCTCCAGCGGCGGCTGCAAGGTCTCAACGAGCGACAGATCGACATCGTCCTGAAGACGAGCGGAATGAAGAGCATCACGGAATTCCGCGATGCCATCAACGGCCTTACGTCGAAGGACGTGGAGATCATCACCCGCGTCGGCGGCCTGGAGAAGATCAGCGAGCTTCGTGAGCAGATCAGGTCGTCGCCCGCTGTTATGAAGGTGGCGGCGGATGTCGAATCGGCCAAAGAGCGGATTCAGACGCTGAAGCAGGAGATCAAGTCCGCGGCCGACAGCGGTGGCAAGGTTACCGTCCCCGTCGATGACGCCGCGGTGCAGAAGCTCGAGGGGCGGCTTGCCAAGGCTACGGCGGCCTTGAAGAGGTTGCAGGATCAGGCCGCAGCCGGCGGCGGCGGTTCGCGCGAACTCGACGCGATCAACGAACAACTTGATGCGCTGAACAGCAAGCGGGAATCCCTTGAGGCGAAGGCCATTCGCGTTCGCGGTGATGAACGCGAGCTTCAAAAGGTCCGCGCGGTGATCGACGGCATCTCGGAGAAGATCGACTCGCTTGAAAAGAAGCAGGCCAGGGTCGCCAAGGTCAGCGTATCGACAGACGAGTTCAAGGCACAGATCGCCGAGGCGCAGGACAGGGTCGACAGGCTGACGGCCGCTCTGGAGAAGGCCAAGGCCAGCGGGAGCGTCGTCGACATCAAGGCGAAGTACGACGAGCTGACAGAGGCAGAAAGCACGCTCGGCAAGCTGAATCGCCAACTCGGCAAAAAGGTCACCGCTGAGTTCGGCGTGAACGTCGACATTCAGACGCTTGACGATGTCGCCAAGAAGGCCGAGGCCGCGGGGGCGGTACTCGGCAAACTGCCTCGCGTCATGGAAGAGCTTGGCCGCTCTGACCTGACGGCCGCGACGACGAAGATGCGGCAGATGGTGTCTCAGTCGGAGGAGCTGTCAAAGCCTATCGCGGCAGCCACGCAGCAGTTCGGTACGCTGACCAGAGAGGTTCAGGCTGGTTTCCTGCCTGCGCTCTCAAGCGTGCAAAACGATCTTGAGTCGCTGGCAAGACTGATCGACGACGGCGTCGCTCCCGCCAAGGCAATTGAGGCCACGTTCGTCGGCATAAAGCAGGATGTCGATCAGGTCGTGGCGTCGGTCTCGCGATTGGCCGAGGCGTCGGCGAAGGTCGGGAAGATCAAGACCGGCAGGGAGCTTTTCTTTGACCAGCCCGGGCTGTCCGAGTCTTTGGACCGCGGAGCGGCTATCGGCGACAAAGCAGCGGCGCTGCCGGCCTCGGCGATTCAGGCAAACCCGAGGATTGTCGAGTCGCTCGTGGAGGTCAGCAGGCTTTCGCAGGAGGCCACGGTTCGGTACGCGAAGCTGCAAGCAGTGATTGCAGATAGCCTCCCGACGGGGCCAGCGCAACTGTCGCTTGATCTTGTTATCAAGAAGCTCGGTGAGGCTCAGGAGGTCGCGGAAAAGGAAATCAGGGTCACCATTGACACCGCCGAGGCGCAGAGAAAGGCTGACGAGATCACGGCGAAGATCACGTCAATGCGCGAGCGCGCCGCCTTCGTCATCACCGGCCGTCCGCAGAACATGGAGCAGGCAGACGGCCGCCGAGGGCAGCTAGAAGGCGACATCGTCGGCCTAGACCGCGCCCAGCGACAGAACTACAAGCCGCTCCTAGAAGATGCGGCTATGGCTCGCCTGCTTGGCGACTTGGACAAGTACAACGACGTTCTTGACCAGATCGCGTTCAAGCTCGCCCAGGACAAGAAGTTCAACCTCACTACCGCAGACGCCAAGAAGAAGACGGATGACCTGAAGGCCAGCATCGACGCCCTCAAGGAGTCCGCCGCGTTCCAGTTCACGGGACTGCCGCAGAACAGGGCGCAGGCCGAGGGCGAGCTGCGTAGCACCATCGCCAGAGCCGGCAGCCTCGACCCCGCCGCCTTGGCGAGGGTGACGACCGCCAAGGACGCGGCCATCGCGGGGCTTGGTAACGCGGACTTCGGCGCGCCGCTGATCAAGGTGTTCGTCGATCTCGTCGACAAGGAGTTGCAGGCGAAGAAGGCGGCAGATGACCTCAAGGCTGCGATGGCGGCCATCGGAGACGACGCGAATCCGAGCCAGCCCATCGATATCCTCAAGAAAAACCTTGCCGAGGCAAAGGCGGCGGTCGCGAAGCTCGACGGCCCGATGAAAGCCATCGGCGAGAAGAACATCGCCAAGATCGAGACGTTCGTCGGCGCGAACGCTGGCAACGAGGCGGCTGCGAGGCTTGCCGGCCAGCGTGCAGCCCAATTGAGGGACGCGGCGGTCGCGGCGGCACCGCCGCCGAAACCACCCGTGGATGTTCTCGGTGCCGACTTCGGCACCGCCGCTCGTGGATACGCCAACCTCCAGGCCAATGTCGTCTCGCTCCAGAACAGCCTTGAAAAGCTGCCGATGCCGTTGCAGGCTCAGTTCATTCCGGCGATCAACAAGGTTCGGGACGCATTCAAGGGGCTCGGGCCATCTTCAACTGCGGCGGAGATCGATGCCGTCACGAAGAAGGCCGCCGGTCTTGAGCGGGTGCTGACCAGAGCGCAGCAGGCCACCAAGCTCGGCGGCACGCTTGGAGACGCGCTGAACACCGCGGCGTTCACTCGCACAGAAAAGCAGATCGGATTCATTAGGGCCAAACTGCTGGACATTGGAGCGGCGGCCAGCGGCCCCGTCGCCGACGCCTTTAACAAGTACGCAGCTTTCGTCGAGAGCGCGGCCAGGAAGGGCACCCTTGGTCTTGCCGCCACGAAGGAGCAAGCCGACCAACTTGCAGAGAAGATTGGCGAGGCGGCCCTAGCTGCTGGCCTGTTCAAGAGCAAGGCAGAAGCTGCGTCATTCGTCAAGGGCATCGGTGACGTGGGGCGCGCCGGTGCCGACAAGTTTGCGCTCGCCCTGAATCAAGCCGCCTTTGCGGTCGACGACTTCTTGTCCTCGACCGGCGGTCTTGAGTTCAAGCTCCGCGCGATAAGCAACAACGTCACGCAACTCGCATTCATTCTCGGAGGCACGCAGGGTTTGTGGATTGGCCTCGGGGCCGTGATTGCGGGGCAGGCAGCGGTCGCCCTCATCAAGTATGCCAACAACGGCCGCTCGGCCGAAGACCAGACGAAGGCACTCAATGACGCCCTGGCTCGACAGAAAAGCCTCGTCGAGGAACTGGCTCAAGCGTTTCGCTCGCTCGGCGACTCGATGTCTCGCGGAACCTTCTCAACCGGCGGCGAGCGGGCTGCCGAGTTCTCAAAGCAATTAGAGGATATCAGGAAGAAGCAGAACGAGGCGATCCGAAACAGCGTGGCCGACTTCGATCCCGAGGTTATCAAGGAGCGGGCCGAGCAGCAAAAGCTAAAGAACAAGATCGAAAAGAGCACAGACGTTGGCGAGATTGCCGGGCTCCAGAGGCAACTGGAGGAGTCCAGGCGGCGCGAGCGGGAGGCAGCCGACCGCGCCGTCTCTGCGACTCCACCTGACTTTGAGCAGATTCAAAAAAGGTTGCGGGAGTCTCTGGAGGCACAGGCGGTGGCCGCCGCGAGGGACGCCGGTGCCGTGAACCCCGACGACCCGTTCGCTCCCGCTCGTGCAGCCGCGCCATTAATGGAGCGAGCCGCCGCCGTGCCGTTGGCTGGAAGCGTCAGCGAAGCTAGGCAGCAAGTTGATGCCCGCATTCAAGAGTTGTCGACGCAGATCGAAGGCGGGCTTCTCACGTCGAACGAGGCCACCGCGGCCAAGAAAGAGATCGCGGAACTCACTCTTATCCTCGGCACCCTGAGTGCTCCCCTCCTGCGGGAGATCAACAAGGCTGCAACAGAAATCGCCGCAGCATCCCGCGGCCCGGCGGAGCAAATCCGTCAAGCGCAGGAAGAGGTCGCCGAGGCAATCAGACTCGGCCTGCCTGGGGCGAGGTTGTTCCAGCAGGAGCTGGACAATAACGCGGAGCAGTTGGCGAAGGCGTATAAGAGACTCGAGTCCGCCGCTTCCGGCAAGGACGAGAACGGTCGTCCGCTCACGCCAGCCGAGGCGGAAGGGCTGGTCTCCGCCGCCCGCGCCGACATCGACGCTCTCAACGCCCGCCGCCGCGATATGGCCGCCCAGACCGACGCCTTCGCCAACGAGCGGATCGTCGACCCCCAGCGGCAGATCGACGCCCGGCTTGGTCGTGCTCGCAGCAACCTCTCGTCCGCCGGTCTCGATGACGGCCGCATCGCCCGCCGCATGCGTGAGATCGAGGCCGAGCGGGAGCAGATTCGCCGCCGCGCGGAGCTGCCTGAGTTTCAGACTCCAGAGATGCGTCGCGGTCTGCAAGACGCCGAGCAGGCACTCAACGAAGAGGCCGCAGCCATCGAGGCAGCAACGATCGCCGTCAAGATATTTGCAGCAGAGCTGAACAAGGCTGCCGAGGAGGTCGCCGGCAATCTGAACTCGGCGCAGCAGCGAGCCGACGAGGCTCGCCGGGCCGATCTCGGCAACAGCACTCCCGCGACGCGAGAGGCTCGCCGTCAGGCCGAGGCCGACCTAGAGGCCCAGAGGGGCGTGGAGCGTCGGGCGCAAGAAGAGATTGAGGTTGAACGCGACCGCCTCGAGGAAATGCAGCGTCCGCAGAAGGAGCGGGTGCAGGAGATCGACGAAGAGCTGAAGAGCGGTCGCGCGAAGCAGGAGGAGGAGCGCAAGAGGCTCGCCGACGAGCGGGCGGCGGTAGCCGCAGACGTTAGCAACCAGAGTTCGGCGGCATCCGCAGATGTCGAGCTGGCAAGGAAGAGGAACGAGGCCGCGCAAGCTCAATCGCAGACACTGAGTGATTTGCAGAATACCGCAACAGACCTCGGCATTGACACTGCCGGCATGGGTGAAACAGCCGTTCGCAATGCCATTCGCGATGCTGGCCGTGGCGACCTCGCAGACGAGTTTGAGCGTCGTAACGACGAGGGCGACGCCGCGATGGTGGCCGCCGGATTCACTAAGGAAGAGCGAGGAGCCAAGTTCTGGGATGCAGTCCGCAAAGCCGGCGAAGAACTCGCCGCCGCCTTGGCTCGGCAGGCTGAAGTCGCCAACGAAGGCGCGGCGAGACTCGCCGAGATCGACGCCCAGATCGCCGCCGTGCCGACGAACGATAGCGAGCGACGCGAGGAGCTAATCCGCGAGAGAGAGACTCTCGTCAACCAAATGGAGGACGACGCAAGGCGAAGCCAGAAAAAAGTCGATGCCGCGAGAGACGCTTCCACGGCGGAGGAGGAGTTCCAGAAATCTGCCGCCCGCGGACGCGAACTCGGCATGACGGAACGCGATAGGGACAGAGAGAAAGCCGACGGCATAGGTGCCGACATCGCCGCCCGCGCCTCCCAAATCGAGAGCGGCCGCGATCGCCAGCAGTTCATCGAAGACGCCACCCGCAACGCATTCAAGGACGCCGCTCCGATCCTCTTCTCGATGGACGAGCAGTTCAAGAACGCCATGCGTGAGCCGTCGCGGGCGAGGCTCCAGGCCGCCGACATCAACACCTCGCAGGGCCAGAGCGAACTCAACAGGCTTCTACGCGGCGATGACGACGCCAAGAACCAGAACCTCGAGGCTCTCAACAAGCAGATATCGAAGCTCGAGGAAATCAGGCAGGCCGTGGTCGCAAACACTGGGCAGGTGGTGAACTAATGCCAAAACTCGTATCCGAACTCGCGCAGGGGAAATCGTACAGCCGCAGCAGCGAAGGCGGAGCATTGGCCGACACGGCCACCCGCGTCTGGAAGGTGCTGCTTGAGTACCCGAACGAGCCGTTCGTCGTGCCCGAGGCGGTCGGCGTCAACATCGGCGACCCGTTGAGCGAGAGCGAACTGATCCCGTGCGTCAGCCTGGACGTGAAGGCAGACGGCGAAAGTCGGCTCGTCCGCATCGTCACGGCCACATACCGGACGACGCCGGGCGTGGGCTTGGACGTAGGTGGCGGCGAGAGCGGGGGCGAGCGTGACCCGAAACTCGACCCGCCGGATATCCGCCCCGCAATGTTCTCGATCTCGGGGTCGCTCGAAGAAATCGCCGTACACGAATACTACGACACGCCCGACGACAACTCGTCTAAGGCGGTCGCCAAAAACCCGAACGGCGAGCTATATGACGGGCTGACGACGCTCGTCCCCAGCTTCACGATCAACATCGAGCAATTCGACACACTCCCCACGCGGCACAACGACAAGATCGGCTACATCAACAGTCAGTCGTTCACGTTCTCTGGGAGCAGCGTGCCATCAAAGGCTTGTATGCTCCGCAACATCGAGACCGTCCCAGTTGTCGAGACCTGGGGCGGCGCGACGTTCCGCGGGTTCAAGCGGACTTTTCAGTTCATGGTGACGGGAAAACCGAACGGCTGGAACCTCAAGGTTCCGGTGACGGGCTACATGGTTCTCCAGGCTGGCCTGGGCTCCCCCGGCGTCAACAGTGACGCGCTGGCCCTTGAGCGATCTGGAGGGCGAGTGCTGACGACCCTGCCGACGCCGACCGGGAGGGACTACGCCGCAGCCACGCAAGGGACGAGAGTCAGGGCTATGGTCAAGATTCCGTTCGATGACGGCGGTTACACGCAGGTGCCGTCAGGCCAGCCCGTGCCGCTCTTTAGCAACGGCACGCCACTTGACGCCACTGTCTCGAGTATAGAGTTCGAGGCGTTTCGCACTCAGCCCGAAATGCCGTTCGGCGACGATTTCTCCGCATTCGATATTCGCTGGATCTTCTAGGCATGGCGCAAAAAGGCTTCCTCATCGGGCCGCAACTGGTCGCCAAGATCAAGGAGACCATTGCGCGTGTTGATGGAATGCCATACGGCGGCGGGGTGTCGCAGATACCGACGCGAGCCGAGACCTCGCCGACCTATGTCCCCAAGGTCTTCCGCGTCTGCACCGCCGCCGGCGCTTGGCCCATCGACACGTCGAAGTCGGTGACGTTCCTCGGCGTCACGGCCACGCCGAACACGGTCAGCGTCATCAACAAGATCGTCAGCCTCCCGGCCCCGGCAAGCACGAACACAAGCCGCATCGTCAACGTCGCCAAGGATGGCACGGCGTGGTATCTGGTCAGCTTCCAGATGTCGACGGCGACTGCGGTGTTTTCTGGCAGAACGCAGACAATTACGTTTGTTGGGACTCACGCAACGCAAACAGTCGCGTTCGCAACGCCGGGCGAGAGCGTATCTGTTTTGACAAACATATCGGCTGTTCTGAATTCAAGCAATTGCAGTATTACTGTCAACAAAACAACTACTTCTGTACGGGTTGTCGGCTCGACACAGACCGCAACGATCATGTCGATGTCTGGTACTCAGACGGCGGTGATAACAACAGGAACTTACACGGCCACATACATTACGCTGGAGATTTGAGATGGCGTGCCGCTGTTGCACATTCTACTACTGCCACGCGCCGAACCCATGTAATCGCGGGGCAAGGCTTAAACTTAGCTGGGGCGGAACCGTGTCGGTTTCTACCGTCGCCGGCCTTGGCGGGGGCGGCTTCGGGCGTGTTGAGCACGATATCGTATCGGGTTCGTGCGTCGCGCGGCAGAGAATTCAGTTCGGCGGAACTATCGACGGAGTAAGCCCCGGTGAGTATCCTTCTTACTGCGAGCGCACCGGCCTCCGCTCGGGCCGGATTTTTGGCGGACGAGTGTACTGTAGCGTGTTTGAGGGCGGCGACTACATATGGACACGCAGATACGCCTTTGAGTTTCCGACGCTTGACGCAAACGCTGTTGTTGTAAACACGGGTCAAAATAATAATGCCGGAAACCCGCCACCTTGCGTCCGTACTATCATTGATACTTTTATTGAGACGCCGCCGACAATCGAGCTGGTTTTCGATAGTAACCTTCCCGATTTTTGCAACACTTCGCCGACTATCAATGGATACCAAGCCGTCGGTGGACCATTCGGCACCGTGGGCGAGTGCGGTGCTGGCTGCGGGAACCCCCTTCCATGATCACCTGCCACCGCTCACACCTCGAAGCCCGTTGCGCGGATCGTGGCTACACGCTTGACGAGGTGATGCCGTGCGTCGTCGCACAAAACGGTGACGAGTGGACGATTGACGTGGAGAGCGAATTCTATCCACGCACGCCGAAACCGGGATACGAGCCGCAGCCGCCGGCCCTGCCCCCCGACTTCGACCGCACGAACACCCCGTCGTTCCTCGCGAAGGTCCGTAACTTCGCCACCGCAGCGGCACAGCACGTCGCAGCAGGGATGCCGATGGCGTCGGACGAGGAGATCATCCGCAGGCACGACATCTGCCTGACGTGCGAGCACTTGCAAAACGACGCCTGCAACCTGTGCGGATGCCCGGTCAGCAGGGTGGCCGGCTATGTCAGCAAGCTGTCGTGGGCCGACCAGGAATGTCCGATTGGTAAATGGGGCAAGGCGACGCCACATCGAAACAGCATTGACCAGTAAAGCCTACTAGGCGACACTATCAGTCATGGGCAAGGCATTTCCACCCAAGGGACTGATCCTCCCGCCCGAACTGGATGACGACGAGGATGCCTCGACCGGCGGTATCCCCGACGACGACGGGTGGATTCACCTCAAGGAAAAGCAGGATGGACTTAGCGAAGGAGATTCTCGAAAGCGCAAGGCCGTCGTCAGGAAGCCAAAGCTGGTTCACCGCTCTGTCAGAAGAACACCAAAGCGCAATCCTTGAGGTCCGCGACTCCTGGCGAAAGACCTCCGAAGCGACCGGCGTCTCGGCCAGCCAGATGGCGAAGACAATCATCGAGAAGCTCTCTGCCCGCGGCTACAAGGTCGCCAAATACCGTCAGGTGCAACGATGGCTGACTCAGGGCTGACAGGCGACATCCTCTCGTCCGCCGCCGCCGGAGTCACACCGAAACCGGCACTGGACGCCGAGCAGGTGACCCAGCGTCGCGACGGCGACACGCTGGAGGCGAGATCGACGAGTCGTCGAATTAAGACGGTCGATGACCTCCTCAAGCACATCGAGGCCGACACTAGCCGCTACGAAGTAGCGGCTAGTGAGGCGACCAAGTGGGAGGTGGCGACCGCCGACGCAAACGGCGAGCCGACGGTCACTGAGCTGCACCGCGTCTGGGTGAGGCTCAAGCCCAAGGCGGGGCCAGGAGTCAAGGAGATCGTCGAGGCGATGATCGCCGGGGCGAGCCTGCCAAGGACGAAGCAGAAGCCGATCCAGAGAAAAAGCCGAGGCGACCTCTGGCAGGTGCTGGTCATCGCCGACACGCATGTCGGCCGGTACTGCTGGTCGAAATCGACCGGCGACACCGACTTCGACATTTCGATCGCCGAAACAACGATCCGCGACACGACCAATGAACTCATCGAAATCGGCGACACCTACAAGCCGTCTCGCCGCACGATTCTATTCCTGGGCGACCTCTTCAACTCCGACGGGCCGGCGGGGGCGACGACCTCCGGCACCCCGCAGGACAACGATGGACGCATCCAGAAAGTGTTCAACACGGGATGCAGCGCCCTGATCGGCGTCGTCGAGCGGGCGGCGCAGACGGCCCAGACCGACCTGTTGGTCGTGCCGGGCAACCACGACGAAATGTTGTCGACGGCGTTTCGGCGAATTCTGATCGAGCGGTTCCGAAACGACGGCCGCGTGGTCGTGTCGAACAACTACACCCGCCGCCAGTATGTCTCGCATGGGTCGAACCTACTGGGGGCGGCACACGGTGACCGCGCGAGGAAGCGGCTGCCGCAGCTTATGGCGATCGAGGCGGCGCAGCAGTGGGCCGAGTGCTGGTATCGCGAGTACCACACAGGACACCTCCACGGGCAGGCCGCAGAGAAGTTCCTGGCATCCGAGGATTCGGTGACGATTCGCACCGCCCCGTCCATCGCGCCGGCCGACGAGTGGCACGCGGCCAGCGGCTACCTGGGCTCCCGCCGCGGGATGGAGTGCTTCATCTACAAGCCCGAGGGCGGGCTCCACGCCATGCACGTTGCGGGGCCGACGAAATGACTGACCTCGAATATCTCGCCGAAGCCTGCCGGCACGCCGCGACCCACTCGCACGACCCGAACACGCAGAACGGGGCGATCCTGGTAGCGGGCCGGCATACGGTCTACGCTGCAAACTGTGTCCCGCCTGGGGTCAAGAGGAACGATCGCCGGCTCTCGGCCCCAGTCAAATACGACTTTATCGAGCACGCCGAGCGGGCCGCCATCCACCGGGCAGCCGCCGCAGGCTTTGCGACGGCCGGCGCGACCCTCTACTGCCCCTGGTTCGCGTGCCCAGACTGCGCCAGAGCGATCATCATCGCCGGAGTCCGCGAGGTCGTCGGGCTGATCAGCCTGCGGAACGCGACCCCCGCCCGGTGGCTGAAAAAAGTCGAGGTCGCCTGCGAGATGATCGAGGAGGCCGGCGTCGGGCAGAGGCTCCTGGCCGGCAGCGTAGGGGTGACGATTCGCTTCGACGGGAGGGATTTTCCATGCTGATTGGGCTCTGCGGGCCCGCGGGGGCTGGTAAGAATACAGTGGCAGAATTTCTTATAGATGCCGACGGCTGCTCGTTCCGGCAGGTGGCCTTCGCCGATCGGCTCTACCAGTGCATTTCGACGATCACCGGCCTGCCCGTCAGTCGGCTTCAGGATCGGGCCGTCAAGGAGGCCGTGATCCCCTGGCTGGGCAAGTCGCCGAGGCAGCTTCTCCAGAGCCTGGGAACTGAGTGGGGGAGGGACGGAGTTCACCCCGAAATCTGGATTCGCATCACCCTGGAGCGGATCAGGCCGGAGCTGGCCGCCGGCCTGAGCTGCGTCATCACCGACGTTCGGTTCGACAACGAGGCGCAGGCGATCATTGACGCGGGCGGCGAGGTGTGGAGGGTCGCGCGGCCTGGGTGGCGGTGCCTTGACGCCGCCGCGGCGTCGCACTCGAGCGAGGCCGGGGTCGGCGACCACTTAGTCGCCAGAACCATCGACAATTCGGGCACCTTGGATGACCTCAGACTGCAACTCGCTGGTGCTACAATTTAAGAAGGCTACTAGCCGACATTTTGTAGTTCCCGCGGAGTGGCAGATGTCAAGCGAATCGTTCACCGAGGCCGCGTTCCGCGTGGCCGAGAGGTTCGGCGTTCCTGTCGTCATCTTGGCCGTGATGATCTGGTTTCTCAGGGATGCGGCCGTGACGCTGCACGGCACCGTGCTCGTGCCGATCGTCAAATCCCACACCGAGTTCCTCGATTCCACGAGGGAAACCCTCGACGAGATCGGGAAAACCCAGTACAAGCAGGCCGAAACCCTCCAAGAGATCGCCGCCGGCCAGCAGGAAATCAAGCAGGCGGTCGTGAAGAAGACCGGCGAAGCGCCCCACAATTGACGAGGTGACGCCATCGCTACCTTCAGCCAGCTCCCAGGCGACCTGGGAATTCAGCTCGTGCCTGGGGACGAGGTGAATCTTGCCGTGAACCTGCAACGGGATATCACGTCTCACACGTTCACCAGCTACGTCTACCGGAGCACGTCCACCGGCGCAGGCGGCGGCATGGGGACGATCAACAGCTTCGGCCAGACGGTCGTTGCCCCGACCATCGGCATCACGAACGTGACGGCCGGGTCGATGATCATCGGCCTCTCCGAGGTCCAGACGGCCCTTCTCAGCCCGAACGAGAACTACCGCTGGTTTCTCCGCTGGGTCGCGCCCGGTGAAATCACCCGCACGATCGTCAGCGGCAGCGTGACGGCGGTGGCTCCATGAGCGAAATCAGCGTCGTTGTCGTCGGCTCGACGAGCATCAACAGCGTCGTGGGCAACGGCGACACAGTCAACGTGTCGGTGGGCGGGGACGGCGGCGGCAGCGGAGCGGCCACGACAATCGCGATCGGCTCCGTCAAGACGCTCGAGCCGACGCAGACCGCAACGGTGGTGAATTCAGGCTCCGCGTTCGCCCAGAAGTGGGACATCTCGATACCACGCGGGCAGACCGGGGGCGCGGGGCCGGCGAACTCGCTCTCTGTCGGCAGCGTGACGACGGGCACGACCGCGGCCGTGACAATCAGCGGCAGCGCGCCGTCGCAGCAACTCTCGTTTGTCTTGCAGCCAGGGCCGGTCGGTCCTGCGAACTCGCTGTCGATCGGCAGCGTGACGACAGGCACGACAGCGGCCGTGAGCATCAGCGGTTCGGCACCGTCGCAGGCTCTGAGCTTCGTGCTGCCTCAAGGCCCGGCGGGCCCGCCAAACACACTGACCGTTGGGAGCGTCAGCACGACCTCGGCAACAACCGCCAGCGTCAGCATCACCGGCAACTCGCCGTCGCAGCAAATCTCATTCGTCGTACCTCGCGGGCCGCAGGGCGAGGTTGGGCCGTACACGTCGATTCAGGCGGGGACGGTGACGACCGGGGACGCCGGCACGTCGGCCAAGGTCGACGCGGTCACAAGCGGCAACACGGTCACGCTGAACTTCACAATCCCCCGCGGCGTGCCCGGCAGCGTCAACCTTGCCGACGAGACGCCGCAGCCCCTCGGCACGGCGTCGGCCGGAACGTCCGGCGATGCGAGCCGAGCCGACCACGTCCACGCGATGCCGACTGCCGCCCAAGTTGGCGCGGCCGCTTCAATCCACACCCACACGACCAGCGACATCACGGGCTACACGTTGACGAGTATCAACGGGCTCTCAGGCACGCTGACACTTGCCGCCGGTGCTAACGTCACAGTAAGCACCGCAGGCAGCACGATCACGGTGGAGGCCGGTGGCGGCAGCGGTGGCGGCGCGTCTCGAACAATCGTTTGGCTTCTGAGGTGAACTAATGGCTGCTCCCAACATCGGCTCCGCAAGTTCGACCGTATACCTCCGCATGGCGTGCGGCCCGATCGCCACGGCGACCGGCACGAGTGCCACGCTTATTGTTTCGTGTGGCTCGGCTTCGAGCACGGTGCTGCGGGTGACGCGGCTCGATGTAAACAACATCGACGGCACAAACGCCGCCGACGTGTCGATCCTGCGATTCAGCGGCACGAACTCGACCGCGATCATCAACACGATCACAGTGCCCGCCGACGCAAGCTTGCGGGTGTATGACGATTACGCCTCGCTATCTGTCCCCGAGGGGCATGACATCCGCGTGATTGCGAGTGCGGCGGGCGACTTGACGTTTGACTGCGAATACCAGGAGTTCGCGTAATGCCTGCTCTCGGCGATCCCTGTTGGCGACGCGACGGCGTGGCGGCGATTGCGCTGCCATTTCGCGTGCGGATGCCGGATGGCTCGACACGTACCGATCCGGCCCAGTGGGGTGCGGACCAGGCGGTGCTCGTCGCTGCGGGATGGAGTCGTTCGGAACTGACGCAGGAAGACCTTGACCTGCTGTTCCCTCCTCCTACGGAGCCGACGTGGCTGGAGGCTGGCTGGGAGACGCCGGGCGGCTGGCGGCTCGGGTGGCAACCTGACGACGTTGCCCTGCTCACGGGGCTCTATGTGCTCGCGTCGCGGGCGGCGACCCTCGGTGTGAATCAGCCTTGCGTCGTCACCGACATGGCCGGCCAGCGTCATACGCTGACGTTCGCGGAGTTCGAGTCGCTGATGCTTGCCTACGGTGCGGCACGCGCGGCGGCGAGTGCCGAGACGTCGCCCGGGCCTGCGCCCGACAATGGCGGTGACGTATGACCCGGCCACGCGGCGGCTACGTCGGGTTCAATCGCGTGCCGGCGGCAGCCGGCTTCAACTCTGCGGCCAGCGGCATTTGGACGCTGCGCGAGGCCGAGTCGCTCAAACGGGCTGGGACGTGGCCTGGAGAGCTGGTGCCGACGAATCTTGCCGGCCTGCAACTCTGGCTCGATGCTTCCGATGCCTCGACACTATACGACGCCACCAGCGGCGGCTCGCTGGTCGCTGCCGACGGTGCGGTGGCGCGTTGGGAAGACAAGTCTGGCAACGCGAGGCACTTCACTCAATCGACCAGCGGTAACAGGCCGCTACGAAAGACGGGTCAGCAGAACGGGCTTGGTACGTTGCTGTTTGCGGCCGGTGCCGTGCCAAGTCGCGGCGATGATATTTTGATCGGCTCTGATTTTGGTGATTACCTGCAATCCGGCCAGTCCGCGACAGTATTTGTTGTATTCAAGACGCTAACGTCAGACGTGCGGCATGAATTGATAAATAAGCAGGACGCCTCGGGCGGATGGCGATTTCTTGTGGAAAGCGACAACAAGTTAAAGCTTTTCTTTGATGACAACAGCGGCGGTCGGACCACGGTAGAAACTGCCAGCACTGTCTCTACCAGCAGTTATTCTGTTCTAGTTTTTAAGGCTTCTGGCGGCTCGCTGTCGTCAGCAGCAATTTACAAAAACGGCGATTCGCTTGCGGTATCTGCATCCGGGTCGGTGCAGAGCGTAGCCGACAACTCGGCGGCTGTTGAGGTTGGCGGTGGAACGAGCGCGGGCGTGCTATACGACTCGCTCAACGGCAACATTGCTGAGGTAGTGGTATACAGTTCCGCACTCTCCGACACCGACCGCGCCGCAGTGGAGAGCTACCTGATGACCAAGTGGGGGATTAGCTGATGCCACTCTCTTTCCCATCCTCGCCGTCAGTCAACCAGACCAGCACGCAGAACGGCCGCACATACAAATGGACCGGCAGCGTCTGGGAGTTCGTGTCGAGCGGCGGCGGCGGCTCTGGCCTCTCGTGGTCGAGCGTGCCCGCGTCTGCGACGGCGAGCGGTACGGCGGGCCAAATCGCGTATGACGGGAGCTATTTCTATCTTGCGCCGCAAAACAACACTTGGGTGCGGACGGCGCTTTCGACGTGGGCAGTGTTCACGCCCGCGAGCGTGACGGGGTTGCAGCTTTGGCTGGATGCCTCAGATGCCAGTTCTTTGTACGACGCAACGACGGGCGGCTCGCTCGTCGCGGCCGATGGCGGCGTGGCGCGTTGGGAGGACAAGTCTGGCAACGCTCGGCACATGACGCAAGCGACAAGCGGCAGCAGGCCGCTGCGGAAGGCGAGCCAGCAGAACGGCAAGGACACGCTATTGTTCGACGGTACGAACGACTTCTTGGACGGCTCGGATTTTCTTGACGCCAGCACCGGCGGATTGACTGCCTTCGTCGTTTACAAACGCAACGCAACTGGCGCAAATCACGAGCTTGTCTACAAGATGGACACGAACGGCAAGGGCTGGTTGCTGCGGCACGCCGATTCAAACAAGCTGTCCATCTACAACGACACCTCGTCTGGAACTTGCAATAGGCTCACAAGTTCCACTGTGACCGCTACTTCGTATATCGTCGCCACCTTTTCTGCCACTAGCGGATCGTTCCAGCAGGCAGGCGCGTACAGGAACGGGGCTGCATTGCAGATGGATGCGGCCATCACGTCTGGCGACGGAGCGCAATCGCCGGACAACACATCGGCAATAGTTCGGATCGGGATTCAAGAGTACCTAGGAACGTACTACAACCCAGCCAGCGCAAACATTGCGGAAGTGATTCTGTACAACTCCGCGCTCGGCAACACCGACCGCGCCGCAGTGGAGAACTACCTGATCTCCAAGTGGTCCCTCACATGACCGACCTCCTGACCACCGCCGCCGTCTCCCTGGCCGCATGGCTGGCGTGCTGCGTCGCGCTGATGCAGGCGTTGCGTT